GCAGGAACTCTACTCCTCGCCTCTGGTTCAAAAGGGCACCGTAAAATCGGCAAGAACTGCCGAGTGATGATACACTCAGTCATCAGCGGCAACCACGGCTCAATCCACAATCTTGAGAACGAGATGAAAGCCATCAAGAACCTGCAAGATGAATATATAAACGCCCTTGTGGCTAACACGGAGTTAACCAAGAGACAGTTAATTAAAATACTTGATCGCAAGGTGAATGTTTATTTAACAGCAGAAGAAGCTATCGAGTATGGCATCGCTGATCATATTTTAGGGAGCGAAGATGGATAAAGTATTTTATAACGAAGGCTCGGCAGCTAAGCTCGGCTGGACACCTGATTGGTTTGGGGCTACCGAGTTCGATGAAGAACTTGTTAAGAAGATTTCTCAATACCAAAAGTCAATTGGAGTTTCATCCGATGGCCTTTGCGGCCCGACTACATTCAGGCGCATCTGGACAGAGCGTGAGCGAGAGCTATCACACTACTATCCTGATGATGTTAACGAGAGCAGCGAGAACTATATCATTTATAATAATGATTACTTTCCTATTAATTGGAAGAGAGTTGTCCTTCCGTTCAACAATGGCGGAAAAGTATTTACTAAAGGATATAAGAAGCAGTTCAACAAGCGCAAGATCGATCTCGGAGTGACACATTGGGACGTATGTTTGAACGCAGACTCCTGCTATAAGGTCTTGACACGTCGAGGGCTGAGTATCCACTTCACCATCGACAATGACGGAACCATACGGCAACACCTTGACCTAAATCACATAGCTTATCACGCTGGCTCGTCCAAGTGGAACGCTAAGTCCGTTGGGGTCGAGATCTCCAACGCTTATTATCCCAAGTACCAAAGCTGGTACAGGCAGCACGTTGGTATCCAAAGGCCAATTGTTTCTGGTGCAAAGGTCCACGGACAGACTCTTGGAGACTTCACGGGCTTCTATCCAGAACAACTAAAGGCTCTCAAAGCTCTATGGACAGCAGTCGGCAAGGCGTGTGACATTCCTTTACAATCTCCTACCGCCACTACCACCTACCGGGGTGCGTCCTCTGGAAAATACCGAGGCTTTGTTAACCACTATCACCTCACGAAAAAGAAAATTGATTGTGCCGGACTTGACTTAAACGAACTATTTAATAGAGAATAGAGGTATTTTTAATGAATAAGTTAGTTGATTTAGATAAGCTGATCTCCGAGGTATTAGGCGCTGGTCTTGTGGTGGAGAAGAGTATGTCCACCCAGCCCGGTAAGGTTACCACTCTGAAGTTGCCAAAGTTTGTTATAACTGAGAGGTGGGGCGAGCCCGGCTCAGAAGATAGGAAAATCATCGCTGATTTCACTAGCAAAATTTCGGGTAATACAATTGCTCAAAAGTTTACCGCCATTAATGAGTTTGTCACCAACTGCGAAAAAGAATGTCGGAGAGGTAGAAGTGTTTCTAAAGCATTATCGAATTTGGTTATACTGGATTCTCTTTCTTCTTTGATTACTGACTTTAATGCTCAAACGGCTGGCTTTTTGATGGAGTCTTTTCTCGCTGGGCTTCTTAGTGGCGATGCTGGTTATGGCCCATCCAAACAATATTCTTTGGGGGGTGGTTACGAATCCGCTGAGATTGGAACCGCTGATATAATGAACAAGCAGGGAGAATATGTTAGCGTCAAATTTTTGGCAGATACCTCAAAGATTACAGGCTCTGGTAATGATATGGATAGTTTCATCGCTGCACAGGGCGAAAACCCAAGACCATTAAAATATGTTTTGATCCAAAAAGATCAAGGTTCGAAAGGTGGAAAAGAAGTTCTGGGTCTTAAAGTGTATGAGTTTTATCTTGGCAACAGAGTCACATTAGCAGCGAACCCCGGTCAAGTAAGCTACGATAACTATAAAAAGGGAGACAAGAAGGATAAGTGGAAATTTGAAATCCCTCAAGAAGAGGTGCTGAAGAAAGCCCAGGAGACAGCGGAGCTAAAACACATTAGCAAAAAAATGCTGAAGTCTATCGCTGACGATTACGCAGCAACTTTAAGTCAAAGAATTTTGATTATATTTGATGAGCTTGATAAACTTAACAAGGCAATCAACGAATACCTGATCGGTGGTCATAAAAATAAAGGCATGGAAGCTAAAGCCCATGCTGATACGCTGGCTGTGAAGGTCGCAGAACAAACTAAATAAAATTAACGTAATTACCAAAAACTTAAACGTAATTACTTGACATAACTCGTAAAAGATGTTATATTATATATACAAGGAGGGCTTGTGAATAAGCACTATGAAAACGGACTCAGTCTGAGTCAAAAACTATTGAAGGGAGTTGATACACTGGCAGATAATGTCGGCTCGACTCTCGGACCGAAGGGGAGAAACGTGATCCTCTATCACAGGGAAGAAGACATACCCGTAATTACTAAAGACGGTGTAACTGTTGCTAAGTTCATCGAACTTGATGATCCTATCGAGAATGTTGGAGCGCAGATTGTAAAGCAAGCTGCCGAACAGACAGCCAGCACCGCTGGTGATGGCACAACTACATCTACTGTCCTTGCGAGAGCAATCATCAAAGAGGCGCAGAAGTATATAATTGCTGGTTCCTCTCCGATTGAACTAAAACGTGGCATGGACCAAGCCGTTGAGGTAATTACCAATAACTTAAAGGACTTGTCGCGGCCTGTCCGGACCAAGGAAGATATACAGCATGTTGCTACCATCTCTGCCAATGGTGATAGGGCCATCGGCACACTTATTGCAGAGGCAGTGGATGCTGTTGGCAAAGATGGAGCAGTTATTATCGAGGAAGCCAACTCGTTACAGACTTCACTTGATTTAATTGAGGGTTTTAGGTTTGACTCTGGTTATTGTGCGACTGCATTTATTAACAACGAGAGAGCAGGTTCGGTTGATTACGACAATCCCCTCATCCTTGTAGCAGATGATAAGGTTGAGTACGTCGAACAAATACTTCCGGCACTAGAAATGGCAGCAAGAGAAACCAGACCACTTGTGTTGATTGCTAATGAGGTCGAAGGACAAGCCCTCGCTGCTTTAATTATGAACACCAAGCGTGGTTCGATTAAGGTTTGTGCTGTGAAAGCTCCAAGGTACGGAGAGGAACGACGAAAGATGCTCCGAGACTTGTGTTTGTCCACTGGTGCTACCTTTGTTACCAGAGAGGATGGGGTACAACTGAAAGACATTAGGTTGCCCCACTTCGGGCAAGCAAAGAAGATTAGTATTGTCAAGGGAATGACTACTATTGTCGGTGGACAAGGCAGTCACCAGAAAGTAGACGAACAGATAGAAACCCTAAAGGTTGAGATACAACAAACAGAGAATCTCAAAGAATGCGAAAGAATACAAGAGAGAATCACACGTTTAGCTTCTGGCATCGGTGTGATTAAAGTTGGCGCACCAACTGAAATCGAAATGATTGAGAAGAAACACCGCATAGAAGACGCGTTAGAAGCCGTTAGGAGCGCACAGGAGGAAGGCATTGTGTCTGGCGGGGGTTGTGCCTTGTTACACGCCACCAAGGGCATAGAGGTGCCTGTGGGCAACCATGAGCAAGAACTTGGTGTCCGTGTCGTGGTTGACGCGATGAAGGCTCCGCTTGTGCAGATGTGTATCAATGCGGGTGAATCTCCTGATATAATTGTCAGCACAGTGAGTGATAGCCAAAACAACCAAGCGTATGATTTCATGAAACGTGACATTGTCGATGCTATCGAAACTGGTCTGATAGATCCGGTAAAGGTCACAATTTCTGCTTTAACAAACGCTGTGTCCGTTGCATCAACTTTGATAACAACGAACTACGCTATTGTGAAGCATTAGACTATTTATTAATGGAGGGTTACAGATTGACAACTGAAGAACTAACTGGCTTAACTCAAGCAATTTTTGAATTAAAATTGCAGATTGAAAAAATGTCGGAGCGTCAAGATGAGATGCTTGAAGATGTTAAGAAGATCAAAGAGGCTGTGTACAACCCAGACTCAGGCATCTATGCCAGACTTAGGTCTTTAGAAATGTGGAAGGAAAATCAGGTTAAATTTCAGACACCTGTTATTCTAACGCTGCTCGGACTTGTAACCGCTACCGTTTATAAACTCGTCTTTCCTATATAAAACTAACGGAGTTAAAATGAAAGTAACAATTACACACTCTATTGACTTAGAGGAAGTGCCTGAAAAGGCAGCAGACCTGCTTATGCCAGCAGAAGACAAACTGGCTTATATCGTGGGATGGCTCAGTGGGCTTTCCTGTGATTTACATAACAATAAGATAACTGCCGAGATGGCCTGTCTGTCTCTTGACAGGGTGCGTCGAGAAATGGCAGAATGTGATAATATAATAGCAGAAGTAGAAGCGATAATGTCTGGAGTCGCCAACTACGAACAACAGAAAGACACCACCCCCCCTACTACTCCCCCACCCCAATCAACATCTGACATCGATAGAGCGTTTGAAGAATTGGAGAGAGAATGATAGGACAGTTTTCGTTGTTCAGCCCCGGTTCGTTGGTCTGGCTTCCAGCGAACTCAAGACGATATAAATGGTCTGACGATTTACAGTTAGAACTTTTTCCAAAAGAATACAGCGTGACAAAGATTCCCCTCATTGGTGTATTAAAAGGATATAACAATCGTGGGGAGTGTGAGGTTCTATTCCTAGATGGTATTTGGGATGTTGAATCAAAACATCTATCTTCATACGAAAACACACCAGAACAAAGGAGAAGAAATGATAGAGTTAGTTCAAATCAAAAAACTTAATACTGTTTTCGAGTTATCAACTATTTTTGTTAACCCAAAGCATATTTTATTTTTAACCGAGGACAGGGTATTTAAGGGGCTTCTGTGTGAAGGGAGGATAGACCTTGATCTACACCAACAGACCATATTCACAAAACTTAAATTGTATGAAGGAAATAGAGCTACCGAAATCACCATCGTCGGAGACCCGAGAGACATTCAGAGAAAGATGGTAAATAAAAAACAACTACTGAGGGATTAAGTGTATATTATTTACGGAAAGAAAAAATGTGGGTTTTGCGCCAAGGCAATCAAGCTGCTCCAAAGCAAGGGGTTTGATTTTATTTATACCTCTATGGACAACAAGCAGGAAGAATTGGTGGAAATGGCTCTAAAGTATAGACACGAGACTGTTCCTTTGATTATCCAGGTGGTTGACGGGGATCCAATGTTTATTGGCGGATATGACAATCTGTGTGCTTGGATAGAGCCCACAACAGAACACTAAAGCTCATACACCAAGGATTTGCATAATTGCTCCCTACTTACTAATAGGGGGTGTCTTTTTATGTTTGGGTTGTTGTTGTGTTTGCTGGGTTGTCAACTTTATTATACTTCAGACGCAGAGAGAACAAGTGTCGAAGTATTTAATGTATCGTCTTATAATAAAGGGATACATAATTCTGTTAAGTCTTCTATTAAGGTTCTTTGTTACAAGGACGGGGAGTTTTACAGCAAAGGGTCAGGTAATTACCTGAAATATAGTAAACACAAGTTCGTGTTGACTGCTGCTCATGTTGTTAACCATTGTGACGAGATTCATCTTGTGAACAGACTTGGATCAACTGTCTTGGGTGAAGTGGTGTATCAAAGTGATGGGTATAGAGACATAGCGGTAGTCAAGCCCCAAAACGAACTGAGCGAAACAGAACCGGTCCTCTACAAGATAGATAAAGAAAAGACTGTGGGGGAAAAGGTTTATTTTATGGGTCACCCTGATGAGCTTAACTTTTTTCTTTTCGAGGGGATGGTGTCTGTAGACGGTGTAGATGGTGTGTTCTTGCACTCTACTGCATGGGGGGGTGTCTCTGGATCTGTTGTCTTCAACAAGCAGGGCAAAATAATAGGTGTTGCGAAAGCAGTCAAGGTTACCATCAATCCAATCACAGGGTTGCCACGACTTCTTGAGGACTTTGTTCTTGTTTCAAAGATAGACTTTTTGACTATGGAAACTCTAAGAGACTCTATGGGTGATGGATGACAGAGAGCCTAATCAATTATTTGAAGATATAAAAGTTGGTACTCTTATCGAGGATTTGGGTAAAATAGGCATCGTTGTCCGGAAGTGCAAATCAGGAACTTTGGAGGTGGAGTTACCACTAATTAGGTGGAGAGTAAATTACGAAGTATTCTATCAAGATGGTGTGATTACTATCATGGCAGCAGCTACGATGAAACGGCTCTTAGAGGAAGGAAAGATAAGGATAATAGCCCCGCCAGAACAATCGGAGGTGTAAAGTGTGGAGAATTGGACAAGAGACGAGAAATTTGCTTACTATTTTTGGATTGATAATTTAGTCCTAAGTCACTGGTCAGAGTATTTGGACCTGAAGCTTGATGAAGGGAGGGACACTGATGAACTTGCTGATGATAAATTAAGACTAATAGATTATTACCAAGCGATTCTTGATGATGTTGGTAAAGAGTTTACTTGGGAAGAG